CCGGAAGTGGCCGTGACATCCATGATGGCGGCAACGTAATCCGTCGTGGTAGTGCTGTCGAACGGCCACGCAAGCGTTACGTTTGCAGAGAGCGTGACAGTCCGTTGGGCGACTTGCGCTGGATTCAGCGTGCCCCCACCAAACACATTCGTAAAGCTCATCTGTTGTCCTTAAACTGAAATGTCTTCGTCGGGCCGTGGATACTCAATCGCCACGTCCTCTGCTTGTCTTGCGGGCAGGCGCCATGGGTCGTACACGTCCATGCAGTGCTTGTGGCCGCGAATACCGGGCGCATTGGGATCGGAAACCATGTCGGCGTGCGGCATCTTGAAACCGCAGCGCGAGCAGACCCCTATCGCGACATCTGATTTGCCGCGAGTGTCGAGATACAGAGGCATGATTTATCGTGTGTAGCAGCCGATACGGGGTGAAATTCGCATCGGCGCTTCGTCCGTCTCGCCGTCTTCCGCTTGTTCGAGAATTTCCTTGGCCTTCGCGTCGAGATATTCGAGGCGGCCAGGAGGAATTTTGTCGGCTGGGAGTTCAAGCGCCATGTACGGCGCAAGCAGCCAAATGATGGCGTCGATCCATCGCTGCGGGACTTCAAGCGTGTTCGTCAGTGCGCCCACATCCTGAATCTGGCGCTGGTTCCACACGACGATTTGCGCAGTCGTATCGTCAGGAACGGGCCACAGCCACAGGCGCGGGACTTGATATTGCTTGTCGTACCAATATTGCAGAGGCCGACCGGGAAATGCCTTGTTCGGCAAGTCCACATAGTCATCACGATTCAGCTTCGTCATCGTGATTTCGAGAGGGGTATTCCCAAAGCTGGCCGAGGACACATCCAGACTGGCAAGCACCGTCTCACGAATGCGCCAATACGTTGCGGTTGTCGTCGGCTCGATATCGAACCAATACGGCAGGCTGGCTGTCGTGGTGAATGACGGTACCGTGTACAGCGTCGTCCACGACACTCCATTGCTGGAGGTTTCCACCACCAAGTTGTAGGTCGCCGCAGAATTCGGAGAGATGCCAATCGTATTGATGGCGGTCGTGCTGCTGTATTGCATTGACTGCGTGGTTGCCGTACTACTGGCCGTACCAGTCGGATAGGTCATCGTGCGATACATGCACCGCAACACATCAACAGTTCCAACAGGGAGGTTATAAACCGCTTCGTTGAGTTTTAGCCCGAGCACATTCTTTTGAACGCACCATAGGCTGATTCCTCGGTTGGCAAGATTCGAAAGAATGAGAAACAGGTTGTCTTTTGCTGAGAGTTGCTGCTCCGCCGAGATGGAGGGAGCAGCCATACCACAGCGGCGAACTGCGTGCTCGATGATCTGAGTAACGTCTATCGTCGTTGTGCCGACTGTCCTGGATGTTCCCACGCTCCCTACCTCGCGTTAAACCTGCGTAACGCCGAAGGCACCAACTGTGGTAGCGTTCGGGCCTACAGCGAGGGCTGGAAGATAGATCGCCATCACCAGACGCTTGGAACCATCAGACGCGCTGGACAGAGCATACGTGCCGCGAACATCGCCGGTCGAAGCGGTTGCAGGGGAAGTCGTATCTGCAACGGTCGCCGTGCCAGTATCGCGAGCCAGCGTGTTGTTCCAGCCCACATGGCCGATGTAGCCCCTGTCAGTCACGCGCAGCGGCAGGCCCAGCGTGTCGGTCGTGCCCACTGAAACATTTCCCGCAGTGGAGGCGCTGATCGCGGCGCGGATGATCGACTTGAATGCCTTGGTGGTGGCAACGCGGGTCGTGCCATTCAGGGTAATGGTCTGCGTCATCGGCAAGCCATAGATATCGTAACCAGTGAACGTGATAGTTTGCGTGGTGTCGCCTGCATTGGCAGATACGGCATCAATGCAGCGCGCGCAATCCAGAACGTAACGGGTCGTGCCAGTAGCATCAACTGAGGTGGTAACGCCAGTGCCAGCGGTCAGCGTGAGATTTCCGGCAGCACCAACAGCCTGAGCGGCGGCGAGTCCGGTAGTGTTCTTGGTCAGCGGAACAACATCGAATACATAGACGCGGCCAAGCGGGCCAACGCCGAGACTTTGTGGTGATGGACCGGTGCTGCCAATCAGTGCGTTCTCCATGTTCGGTGCGTAAGCCGAACCGAGAAACAGATCATCAGAAAAATGCATTTGTAGCTCCTTCTTGAAAAGTTTGCTATGTTCTGAAAATGCGGATGCGCCACATTGGACGCATCCGCGTGCGGCTTAGGCGCCGGCAGTGCTGAAGAAACAGCGCGGGTCAGTCCAGCCGTATGCTTTACGCATCGTGGACTTGTAACGCATCGAGTCGGTCTCGAAGTCACCTTCCATCGATTTCTCGATCTCACGGCGGACCATCACGGACAAGCCCTTCGGCGCGTCGGTGGTGATTCCCCATTGGGTCGAAGAGGTCATACGTGAGATGACCGCCACTTCCTTCAGGTAGCCCATCGACTTGACCGGGTTGATGTCGTTGTTGTTGGTACCGGTACGGAGAACCGAATTGAGCAGGACTTCTGCTTGCAATTCGTTGCCCGGTGCGACCACCAGCTTTTCCGGCATCAGGCGGATCTTCTTGCCGTTGTTGTCCACCCCCTGAGTACGGATCTGGATCAGCAGTTGCTCAAGCGAGGTTTGCGAGAGCGCTGCCGGCGTGGCAAGGATGTTCGAGAAGGTCGAACCGAAGTTGACGTTCGGAGCCAGCGGGTGCGAAGCCGAACCGAGCGCAACGCCGTCACCGCCAGCATACGAAGAGTTGTATGCACGGTTGATGATGTTGGCGCAGTTCAGTTCATCCGTATCGATCATGGACTGAGCCAGATGCTCGGAATAGTCCTTGCCGATGCGGATATGGTCGCCGTCTTCCACCAGAACCTTCGTCAGGGCGAAGGCGAGACCATACACTGCGTAGACGTAGCGCTTGATGAACAGAACGCCACCCGCCTGATACGTCACTGGGGAGCCGTCCGGGAGCAGCGGAGCCGCGCCGAATCCGTACATCACCGGCTCTTCGTGATACGCACGCGGGATGCCGTCGCGAACCTTGAAGATCTGCTTGTATTCGTCCTTGCGTTGGTCGTAGATGCCGTCGAATGCTTCGTTGAGGATCGGCTCTACGATGGGCCGAAAATCGGTACTGCGCATGATGTTAGTAGCCATGACTTGCCTCCTTAGATCGCTACTTTGTTAGCCACGAACTGCGAGCGGGCCAACTGAACTTGAACGACCGTATAGGCATCGCCAACGGCATTACCAGGATCACCATTGAAGCCGATGATGCGGAACTGACCTTGCGAACCGGCGCCTGCCAACGTGCTGTTCAGGGCCGAAGAGCCAAGACCAGTCGAAGTGCTGCCGGTGGTCGGATTCACCACGTCGGCCTGATCTCCAATTGCAGTCTGAGCAATCGAGCCATTGGCCTGAACGTTATAGACGATCTCGGGATCGGCCCACACGTACGCGGTGATGTTGGTGGCGGTTGTGCTGGCCGGCCAGTAGTTCGACCAAGTTGGTTTGCCGGTCGAGTCGGTATATTCGACGCCAGCGAAGATGCCCAGCAGATCGGCTGCGGTGGTGCCAGCGGTAATCGTGCCGTTCGTGTTGAGGATGACTGGGTTGTACTTGTACAGAGCCGTGCCATATGCAGAGGCAATGGTGTACGGATAAGCACGAGCATGACCCGTCGGGTGATCCGCCGGGATGAACCCAAACGGAGACGAGGATGCACTCATGTTGAATCTCCAAATTGATTAGTTGAATGTCGGCGCCCGTCGTGAGCGGCCGAGTTCTTCAAAGCCGTCACCCTCGATCTGTCCGAGTTTGCGGCCGTTGCTGTCGGTTTGTGCGTTTTGCTCTTCGATCTGCTCGCGAATACCGGATTCATATTCGAGCGGCATGTTGTGGTGGACTTCCTGCATGTAAATCTGATACAGGTCTTCGGGAATCTTGAACAAGACCATTTCATTGCAGGAGACAAATCCAGACCACTCGCCGTCCTTCATCGAGAACTTCTCCATACCCAAAACCTCACTCGCCCTTACCGGCTCGTAGCCGAGACGAATGCGGTTGTGGATCGGATCAACCTTGCTGTTCGTGGAGAGCCAGCAGAGGTGATAGCCCGGGATTTGCGGCGCTGTCGGCAAAACTTCCTGCTTCCATTCGTTGCGGATCATCCTGCGACGCTCCTCAACGCTGAATGCAGTGCCATCGTTTTGGGTGCGTTCGACATCGGACGCATCACGTCCTACTCTAACTTCCCCACCATCGGATTTCTTGAGGCGGTCATCGCCGCCAATAAAGCCTTGGTTCTTGGGATAACGGGACATGTCTTTCTCCTTACTGTTTGTTGGATTTGTCGTATGCGCGATAGGCGTCAATCATCTTCTTGCGCTTCTCGGGGTTATCCCAAGCGCCAGCCTCTTTCATCGCTGCGACTCGTTCCGGAGAAAGACGGTATTCCCCGCCAGGACTGCCGGAAGATGACTCCCTTCCCGATCCTGTCACCACAGATTTACGGCTTTCACGTCTTTGATTCGGCGCACTGTCAACTACACGGTGCGGTAAATATTTCTTCATGCGGCTTTCCAGTTCCTCCCAATACTGCGGAGTGGACGGATTCCAGCCTTCTTGCGTCAGCGCGTTATCGAGCGTGATAGCAATGCGGCTATCGGCGTCCTTGCCTTGGAGATCAAGCCACTTATGTTTCTGCATGAACTGCTCACCGTAGGTCTTGACGCGCGGGTCAAGCGGCTGCGGGGCGTTCTGCTGTCGGTTGTATGCCTGCTTGATGTTCGCTAGCCGTTCAGCTTCTTGGCGGGCCAGATACATCTTTTCGGTTGCGTCGGCTACCGCAGCATGGTTTCCAGCCTCGCTGGCGGCGGCGATCTGCGCCTTGTACCAAGAGGCGGCATCGCCAGCCTGCTTAATTGCGGCGTCCAACTGTGCAATCTCGCTGCCGGTAGACTTGCGCTCGATGAGTGCCAGTCGCTGCGCCAGTTCATCGTTGCGGCGTCGCTCAGCCTCGATCTCGCGCCTGAGCGAATCCTCGCGCTCGCGCTGTGCCTGCTTCTTGCGCTGGCGCTCTTCGCGACGGCGTGCGCGAATGACTTCGCGCTCCTCTTCGGTCAGTTCGCCGTGGTCGTCTTGTTGATCCTCATGCTGATCATCGCCTTCGGCTTTTACGCCACGATCATCACCATCAGAACCCTCATTGTCGGAACCTGATCCCAACTCTTCGTTGTCGTCCAGTTCCTCATTTTCCCCATGCTGCAAATCTGCATCTGCGCCTTTTTTCGCCATTTCGGCACTCCAAATAAAAAAGGCCCATTCGGGCCTTGTTGATGAAACTGTTTGCGCTTACAGGATATAAGCCGCGACGTTCCGAGGATCTTCGGTAATCAAGCTAATCAGCTCGTGATCGTTGAAGATGCAGAACGTTACTTTCTCGTCTTCCCCGGGGATTTCCTTCTCCCAGCGATCGCCACCCCAGCGCGGAACGCTCACGTAATCACCGACTTTTGCCCACGCGCCTTCCGGCCATGGCTCCTTGGTCTCGCGGTTGCAGAAAGCCAGCGGGCCAAGCGCAACAACACGGGCAACCTGGTCATTCCACTTATCCGTCTGCTTCGTTTCCTCAACAATCACGATGCCGCCCTTGGTCTTCGTCTTTGCACGGCGAAGCTGAACGAGAACGCGAGCACCAAACGGTTTGCGCCCCGGCTCAAGGTCGGGGAAATACCATTCCAGCGTGTCCGCTTGTTCTTCTTTTGCGGACTCTTTGCCAGTATTCAGAATGCTTGCGACATCCTCGGACGAGGGAACTACCAAAAGGGACTCAGCGGTCATTCGACGCTCCAAATAAAAAAGCCGCCCTGTCGGCGGCTTCGGTTGTTGATGCTGTTACGTTATTCCTGATGCGGATCTGCCAGAATGTCAGCCGGCATTTCGCCCACATCACTGGAAGTGATGGATTGCGGTTCCCATTCGGTGGTCGCTGGCTCATTTGCCGGCACTTCTGCGGGAGCGGCGGCAGATTTAGCCTCACCATCCACAATCACGACCTCAACGCCCCACTCGGCATAGGCATCCGTGCCGAATTTGGTATTGGCGAACTCAGCCACGGTCGAGCAATCGCTCTGCTCATATTCTTCAGTGGCGCCACTCGGGTACATCACGCGAAACTTAGTCATCTTCCAGCCCTTTCAAAATCATTTCGATTTCAGCGATCAGGTCGAGGCATTCTTGATACCGCCCGACCTTGTATTGCAACTGCTCCAGCGTTTGCGGCGGAAATTGGAGAACTTCAGACTCGTACTTGGCCTTGCGCTCCAGTAGCAGCCTGAGTGCTTTCTCTAGCACTTGCCGCCCTTGATCTTGCCGCCCTGCTTATAGCCGGGAACGCCGTTATTCCGCTTGGCTTCCGTCAGCGGACTGGCCGGAAGTCCCTTGACCATTCCGCCCGTTTTCATCTTCTGTCCCATTGCGATCCGCTTGTGCTGCGGCACCGATTTGCTGTTGCTCATACTGTTCTCCAAGTTGCTGGTTGCTGTCTTTCGCTGCCAATTGCAAGATGGTGCGCAGCGTTGCCATCTGCTCCTGATACTTCAGGCGCTCCATTTCCCATGCTTCACGGTCTTTGGTGCGCTCCGATTCCATGAACTCAGCCATGCGCTTAGCGAACATCTCGAAGTGGTTGTCCTGTTCGTTCTTCGCAAGTTCGGTTTGCTGCTCTGCTGCGGTCTGATCATGCTCGGCTTGTGCCGCCAATTGAGCCGCCTGAGCGTCAGCCATGGTGCGAGCAGCATCCTTTTGCTGATCAGCCTGAATCTCTGCGGCTTGCGCCTGTTGGTCGGCCTGCAGTTCCTGTGCTTTCTCCTGAGACTCGGCCTGAACCTTGATTTGTGCTACTTGCTGAGTGGTCTGCGCCTGAATCTGCGCAACTTGCACCTTGGCTTGCGATGCCGGATCAAGTTGAGGCGGCTGCTGGAACTGCTGCATCGCTTGTTGCGCCTGCTGGAGCATTTCCATGACCGGAGCCAACTGCTGCGCCATCACCTGATCGGCAATCGCGGAGGCGTGAAGCTGCGTCTTTTCGTCGTCTTCGCCCTGTCCCGTCACCATGCTCATGGCGCCGGTAGCGGCCTGAACATGCTGCATGTAGAACATCGGCAAATGCTCTTTGACGACGTGTTGAATCAGCGTCGGCAACGCTGGAATGGCAGCAACCGGATTCGCGCAGAAGATCGGGGACAACGCATAGTGCAAGTGCGTCATCATGTGCGAGAAGTGATCCTGATCCTCGAATGCCTTGAGCGGCTGCTTGCCCTCGGATGCCTTCACGTTCTCCTGAATTGCATCCAAGCGCTCCGGCTCGAATGTCTCGATCATGAGTTCATTGGAATCGGGAACGTTCAGCAACCGCAATGCACGACGCACAAGCTGTTCAATCTTGAACAATTGCGGATATTTTTCCGCCAACTGCATGACCGCCTGAAGCTGTGCATATCGCTGCGCCTCAGAGAAGATATTCGGATCGGAGACCGGGATAACATCCATCGGGCCTTCGAAATCCGTGCGGCTGACGATCAGTTCGCCAAGCTCTTCAACAGTTTCCTCGTCGTCCAGATGATCGCGATTGATGCGGTGCAGGATCTCAAGCACCTTCATTTGCGATGCATGCAGACGAGCATGGACTGCCGAGAACGTTACGCTGCCTTGTTCGATCAAAGCCAACGCCGTGCCAACTGGCATTGTGTTCGTGGCGTCGGCAATCTTCTCTTCTGCCGTGCCTACCACACTACGAGCCAGACTATCCAGCCACTGCGCCAACTCGAACAACACATTTGAGGGCGGATTGAACGGCAGCGGCATTGCCAACTTACGGATGTCGTCCGTATTCGGCGCCGCCTCAATTTCCATGATCTCGGTCGGAGAGATGGAGACGTTCTGTCCTGCTGCCCGAGCGCCTTTCAGCTTGATCATGCCCGGGATATTGTTGATGTGGGCAGAATCCAGCAATGCACGGAGCGAGCCGGTCAACGCGCCGGCCAGCGAGCCGATGATGTGCGGCAGACCTACGGCATAAGCGCCGCGCCACGGAATGAACTTGAACTCAACGATCCAGTCCAGCGCCTGCGGATGAATGTCGTCTGCATCGTGATCGCCGTCGTCTTCCCAATTCCGGTAGATCGCGAGTACTTTCTTCGTGCACTCGTCAATCGTGATGATGTACGGGGCAATGTCTTCCGCAAGGGGGTCGGTCAGCTCGTAATCGACATAGATTTCGAAAATCTCACGCAGGCCATCTTCGTTGTAGGCTGTATCCTCCAGACCCTCGATCTTTTCCGTGGCCTTGGCCGAATCCGACTCTTCCGGCGTCTGCGGGTCGTAGACGCGAATGTCGCGATACAACCCACAGGCAATGCGGGATTCGAACGTCTGGCGCGTGATGCGCTGACGATGCGTTTTGCGGTGTGCGCTGTAGAAGTCCGTGGCCGCGTAAGGCAGGAAAATATCGTCAATCGGCACGAACTCTGTGCGCGGACGGTCGAAACGATCATCGTGCCATATTTTCAGGTACTGACTACCGCCCAACGGAAGCTGCGTCAGCAACTGTTCCAGTTCAGCCCGGTACTCACGAATTTGCTTCGTGAGTTGCCAGTTCATGTACGACTTCTTGCGCTCGGCCTTATCGATCTTGGCATCCGTCGCTTCGCCAATGATCTGCGTCTTGCAGGGGCCGGAAGCCGGGAACATCTCCTTGATAGCCCTTGCCGCGAAGTCGATGCAGCCCTCGGCCAAGACCGGATGAACTACCGTGCTCGCACCGTCGAAATCCGCGCCTCCTGGAGCTTCATTGCCCAAACCAGTACGCTTGATCCCTTCCGCATATTGCTCATCACGCCGCTTACGAGCCAGCTTATCGCGCTCTATCAGGTCAAGCAGTTCATTGGCAATTGACGCCAGTTCGCGGTCTTCAAGATGCTCCGCGAGGTTTTCCATGAACTCCGGATCGCGCTCATCTTCACCATCCGACAGAACAACCGTAGCCGAGCCGTCTTCGTTCTCAACGATATCGCTATCGTCGGGCAGCGGCTCTACCGATTCCTCTGGCTGGGCAACGATAGGCGCAATATGCCTGTCGTATTCCGGCTCAATCGGGAATGGGTCTTTCGGTAGTTTCGGCATTGTCCTAGTCAATAAAAAAGCCGCTCAATGGCGGCTTGTGTCAGCTTGCGTATGGATTCCGCCCGCGCTTGCGTTGCGCGTGGTAGTCAATGACTTCCGGCTCATCATCGATAAACTCTGGCAACACCAGCATGTTCGTATCTTTGAAATAGATCGCGCATTGGGTGAAGCTGTCTACCAAGTCCTTGTGCTCCGAGTTCGGGAACTGCTCGGCTTGCCTCAGGAACGGTCTCGCCCAGGTAATCGGCTTGCCTGGTTCCTTTTTCGATTCCAACACGTACAGCACATTCATTTCGAGGACTGGCGCCGAAAGATGCGCCCGTAGTTCCTTGCTTGCCTTGCCTGGGTTGTACGTCTGCACCGGCACTCCAGCGGCTCGAAGATCGCGCACCAGCGCAATACCGCTTGCCTTTTCCTCGATCAGCAGGACATCGGCCCTGCGAGACGGATGCAGCGGATCGCCGTTGACGCCGCCGTATTTCGCACTCCAATCGGAAATCAGCTTTTCGCGCAAATCCGGATAACTCAGGTGCTCGTCCCACGCATCCAGCAAAAGCGCGCACTTCCTGCGTTTATAGGTGAACAATCCCCATACCGTGCATGCAGTAGGGTCGTTCGACTCGTCATCCGTGAACGCTGTGTCATAGCTCTGAACGATGAATTCCAAGTCAGGCAACGGCATGTTCGCCGGCCATAACTGGAAATGCTTCGTCTTCAGGATGCCACCACCAGCCGGAGACGGGCGTTGCTGTAACTGCCCCGCCGATCCGTACTCGCCAAGCCGAATCTTCAGCGTGTCAACGATCTTGCGCGTGTGGAGTGACGGCCAAAGCAACTCGCCATGCTCACTGCGCGGATCTTTGAACGGCGCACGCTCTATCGGGCCTTCGTACTCCATCGGAATGCACAAGTGCACCCAATCTTTCCGGTAATCGCCCAACTGCATGATGTGGCCGGTCAGGTCTTTCTCATGCAGTCGCTGCATCACCACGACCGTGGCAGCATTACGAGACGCGCCGCGAGTCGTCAGCGTGCGGTCGAACCAATCCAGCGCCTGTTTTCGCTCGGCGTCGGATTCCGCCTTCTTGACGTTGTGCGGATCGTCAACAATCTTCCGGTCTGGATGGTGGCCCGTACCTCTACCGCCCACCGAAGACGACATCCGAAAGCCTCCGCCAGTCAGGGCGTAATGAAGCTTTTGGTTGGTGTCTTTACGTATCTGGACATCTGGCCACAGTCGCTGATACCAATCCGACGTGATGATGTCCCGGCACTTCATCGCATCACGGATAGACAGCGATTCGTCATAAGACGCGCCGAAGTACCGCAATGCAGGATTCTGCGTCCACTCCCACGCCGGCCACATGACCGATACCAGGATGGACTTCATCGTTCCCGGAGGAACGTTGATTAGCAAGTTCTTGATCTCGCCGCGAGTGACCGCTTCAAGATGCTCACAAATGACATCGATGTGCCAATTGTGCTTGTACTCTTCGCTCGGCTCGATAATGTGCCAAGCGCCTTGTACGAAATCGACTAGGCGGCTATAACTGCGGCGCTCTTGCTCCAGTAATACCGCATCGAGCATGCGCTTGAGCTGCGCAGGCTTCAGGTTGCCGATGTCTGCGAGGTTCATTCACGCCACTTCACCTTGCGCATGCGTATATTCAGCCTGTCCAACTTGACAACATTAATGCCGTAATCATGGCAAACTGGCCTGCCGTTATATATGCCGTAGTTCTCGGGCTTGAAGTCGTCAAGAAATGTCGGCATTTCGCTCGGCAACTTATGCAACGGCTTTGTCTTCGCCATCACAAGAACTGCGCCATTTGCGCTGATGTGCTCGCACGGAGCCAACCATTTTGCATAGACCGTGTTCTTAAGCTGCTCCCAAGTTTCCCACTCAATAATGTTCTGAAAACTGCGGGCGTTCTCTTCAACCTTAATAACCGAGTTCGGCAGAACCTTGGAGCTATAGACCGTCCGCCCCTGACCGCGCCCGATCACTTCATCGCACATCAACCAGAACAGGTCGCCGCGAACAATGGCGTTTTCACTCATTGACCAGCTCAATAATCGTCAGCCGGCAATATCCAATCCAGAACGTTGAATTGCTCTCAAACTCCTTCTCTGGATAGCATTGCGGCTCTACTCGCCACGACAAGACGGTCTTGGCTGGCAATTTGGGCAGGAAGAACTTCAGAGTGCTGATGAGTTCAGCCCCCGCATCCTCCTCACTGTTGCCGCGCGCAATCACCTTCTGCCCGTGATACTTATATTGGCCATCTGGAAGCGCAATCGACTCGCCCAGCGGCAGCGCAGCCATGATCTCGAACCCGCATTCCTTTGCCGCGTCCTCGGCCATTTGTTTGAGGTCGGTCATTTGCCCATTCCCCACAGCGGCGCACCCTCTACGCGCTCGCCAACCTCGCGCCATTGCGCGTCAGTCAGATCGGGAACAACGCCGAGCCGAAAGGTCAGCTTCCAAAATCCGTTATGCGGTTGCATGTTGAGCGCCGCTACCGCAGGATCACCCTCGCGGACAGGCTCTTCGTAGTTCAGTTCGAAGTGCCGGCGCCAGAAGATCACCGGATGCTTGGTCGGATTGTTCGCCGCCTGAGCGGTGAAGAATGACAGTTCACCGATACGCCAAACAGTCTCATTTGCCTTGCGCACCAGATCGGCGGGGTTGTCGCCACGCCAGCCGAACAGCCGATAAGTGCAGCGCTTCGTTTCCTCGCCATCCTTGTACTCAAACCACGCCCTTGCCGGGCCATCGATCTCATAAGCTTTCATTCAAAGCCCCTTTGTTGCGCCGCACGAAACGGCGCGATACAGCCCCGCGTTTTTCGGCACCTTTCATAGTGCGCCGCGTTGCACAATATTTACTTCTTCGACGCCTTCTGCAGCAGTTTCACCAGCTGGCCCAATTCCTCGTTGCCCAACACGCTCGGGTCAATGTCCGCAGCCTCGGCGTTGACGTTCACGTTGGTGTTGGAGGACTCGGATTTCACATCCACCTTGTCGTGCCAATCCGCCAGATTCTTCAGCGCAAAGATCGCCATGACATGCTGATATCTGCCATTCAAGCCGTTCGCACACAGGATTCTTTCCTGATGTGCCTTACATTTTTTAATCGCGGCGGAAAACTCTTCGTGCTTACTCGCCCATTCATTAAGAGTGTCGCGATGATGACCGATCTTGGCCGCGAATCCTGCCAACGTAGGAAGCTCGTTCGGCACATCCTCTTCGATGGTCACGACCTCCTGCTTGCGTTTGTCGTAGACATCGCGAGTCTGCTTGCTGGTCGGCTCTACGGCGAAATACTCAATGATCTGCTGGCAGTATTCCGCCTTGTAGTCAGTAGGCCGACCGCCAGGATGTTTGCCCTTCTTACCGCCCGCGCCCATTTCCACGCCTCGCTTTGGCCTTGTCTGCGGCAGCAAACTCCTTGCCGACCTTTTGCGGGATGTTCACCTTCTTGGCGAACTTGGGGTTATGAGCTACGGCGTCCATAAGCCGCTTCTGCTCCGGTGATTTGCTGGGCATATCTACCTATCTGCAATTGTTCAATTGCTTGAAATAAAAAAGCCCGCTCACCGTTTCCGGTTGCGGGCTAAGGTCCACCAGGGAGGTGATGGAGGGAGAAATTAGTGCAACTGATCTGGATTGATGCCGATGGACTTCGCGACATCCATCTTGGCGCTCAGCCGCTCCTCAACGCGGACCAAGTTACAGAGCATCTGCAGCGCGAGGCGGAATGCGTGGATGCCTTGAGCGGTCCAGCCTATCGTATTGGCGGCGACCAGCTTTTCAACCATCTCGTCGCTATTCAGGATGCTCATTACGAAACTTTCGGAACATGTCGTCCAAATACTGATTTGTCGACACGTTCATAGTGATCTGTACGTTTTCTGCTTCATTGAGTACATATCGCCTGAATCCTTGGAGCGTCAGAACAATCGTGTTTCTGTCTTTACAATGGACTAGCGCATCTGCCAAAGCCTCGATTGATTCGGTGACGCGGTCCATGACTATGCGCGAGGGGGTGAATCATGCCACTCAAGATTGCCGCAATATCC